GCCCTGCGATGTCAGCCGCAAGTGATTGTACTGTGTGGGTAGCGTATCGTACAGGCGTAAAAAAGGGAGCCGAAGCTCCCTTTTAGTCAAACCCCCGTAAACAGGGGCTTGTGGCTCGATTTAAGACGAGCCAGACGAGCCCCATGCACCCAATGGGTCGCTCCAGCCGAAGCTGTAACGCTCGCGGGATTTGTAACGCACGTTCCCCGTGTCGAAGTCGCCATCCATCGAGTTGTTCAGAGCAGTACGCTCGAAGTGCTTCAAGCCGTTTGGCACGTCAGTCATCAAGAACCAAGCATTGCTGTCGGTCAAGAAGTTGTTGACGGTGTAGCCTTCAGGGATCGAACCGTTGTTCTTCAAGGCGTTGATATCGTTGTCAGCAGTGCCAACGCGGAGGTTGGTTTCCAACAGACGAGTAGCAACGAATTGCAGAGCAGGCGGGACAATCATCTTGCGTGGCTTGGCGGCGATCAGCAGACCGCGCTCATCAGTCCACGCAGCGATTTGAATCACAGCATTTTCCAGTGAGGTTTCGTTCAAGTCAACGCCGGTCGTTGGGCTGTTGTAGTTAACGCCGCCATTGACGAGTGGGTGGCCCACACGTGCGCTGGAAGAGTTGATACCGAACAACGAAACACCGTCACCGCCGAGGTACGAACCGCTGAAACCGTTATTGATAACGCCAGCTGCTTTAACCTGCTTGGTGTAGGCCATAGCGCGAGCCAGACCTTTGGTGTAACGAGCCGACAGACTGTCGTACAAGTTGTCTTCGACTGCTTCTTCAGTGATCGAGAAGCCCAAAGCGATGGTCTCGTGGCTGTAACGTGCAGTGAAGGCTTCCTGCGCATTGTCATAAGCAATGGCTTGGCCCTCGTTCTTCACAGGTGCAGCACCGAAGCCGGACAGCTTGGTCTCTTCTTCAAACGAGCGCTCTGATTTCTCAGTCTCGTAGATCTCTTTGTGCTGCTCGCCGTAGCGGGCATATTCCAGACCGAACAATGCGTTCAGGCCCGGGAGCAGTTCTTTAAGTAGTTGTGCGCGTGAAATTGCCATGATCTAGCTCCTTAGATACCGAGTGGGTTGGAATACGAATGGGCCACTGGGTTGAACTTGACCAGCACGTCGGTGTAGGCATCGCCCACAGTCGAGAAGCCTTGCATGTCCACGAAACCAACAACGCGCAACGCAAAACCGGTAGTCGCAGCAGCAGAAGAGCCGATGACGATAGCCGAATTGGAGTTACCAGTAGTTGTGCTACCCGTAGATGTTGACTGAACAGCGTTCAAGTACACGTTAGCGCCCAGAGCAGCTTGTGCCACGGTGCCGACAGATTGAACTTGGAACACAGCGCGGTCGTCATCAATGACGTAAGCGGTCACAACACCAGTCGTACCGGCAGGGTAGTACTGAGCATAGATCACTTGGCCTTGAGCATTCACGTAGGAGCAGCCGACGAAAACGCCGATTGTGCCTGCTGGGAATGGGGTCGATGCGTCACCGTTAGTGGTGACAATGTTCAGATAGCCGCTGGTGTTCAATGCAACGATAGAACCGTTGAAAATGTTAACAGCGTAGCCAGCTGGGTCGATCAGAAACTGACGCGTGCTACCCGAGTAAGGTAGACCGCCCAGTTCATTCACGGCTTTAAGGCCGTAGGGGGATGCAGTTGATGCCATGAGGCACTCCTTTATTTAGAACCTGAACCAAAACCTTGTCCGCGACTGGCTGTTGACTTGCGGTCAGCAAACAGAGGCATCCGAGGATCGTTATTACGCATAAAGTGGTTGTCTACCGAGTCCATCTGGTTCTGAGCTTGCTTGTTGTAGTAGTCATCACGGGACTTAGCCAATTCCGACGACATCTTGCAGAGCATGAGGCCACCGATTTCGACGTTTCCTGTGTTGGCACTACCAGTCAGCATCAGTTCTGGATGATCTACGGCTTTCACCGGTTCCCAACCTTCGCGCATCTTGCGAGACACGTTAGTTGGGTTTGCCTCGCCTAGCAAGTGTGTCATAACCCAGCGGTACACATAACCCGGCTCTGGAGTCGGATCAGGCAATGCCGATGGTGGCACATATACAGAACGAGCAGTTTTGTCGCGTGACACGATATCACGGGGGGTACGATTTTCAGCCATTATTGACGCTCCAATTTAGCAACTTCAGCAGCATACTGCTGCGGGGTTAGTCCATACTTTTTTGCCAACGCAATTTGCGTTGTTGTGAGTTGGATTTTCTTTGTTCCGGAGGAACGAGCCGCAGAGGCAACTACTGATGCGGGACGTTTACCGTCGCCGGTTCGTGGCTTGTCTTCCGTTGCACCGAAAACTTCGGGAAACTTGGACTTCATGCGAGCGTCAATCCGCTCGAAATACTCATCACTACGCGGGTCCACCCCGTTGTTGACTAGATTTTGGTGCAGCCCTAGTGCAAAGCTGGATACATCTTCAAACCCCTCGGCCCCGAACCACTGGTTTTTGGCTTGCCAGCGCAAGGTTTTCTCGTCCGGTTGCACTTGGGTTTGTGCAGGTTGTCTCGTTTGTACCACACTATCTTCGGCTTGCATAGGAGCAGGACGAAAATTCTTTGCTGCGGACACTTTCATCTTGGCATCAGTAAGTGCTTCTTGTGCGCCCACCAATGCGTCAGAGTCGCCGGCCTCGTAAGCAGCTTTGTATTCCCTGCGGGCTTTGTCTAACTCAGCTTCTGCTGCGTTCTTAGCCATCTCGCCGTACTGCTGCGTGCCGCTGTCCACGTACTGTTTGAGCTTCTTGTTCTCGTCCTGCATGTGCTGAGCAAGACGCTCAAGCTCTTGCTTCTCGCGCTGGAGGGCTTCCTTAGCGCGACGCTCGTCATGGCGGGCATGCGTTAACTCTTTGATGCGGTCTTGCGCCCCGCGAGTGTAGTTCTCGATCTCGTCGTCTGTCGGATCAGCTACTTCCCGGTTCAGTGGCTTGCGGCCCTTGTCCCGTTCTGGCGTGTCGTCAACGACTTCAATCTCAATGTCGCCATCGCCTTCGTCTTGTTGCGTAATAGCAACATCTTTTTCAGACTCTTGGTCTTCGTCTGGGAACTTAAATGCTGGCATTTTCTACTCCTTAAGCGCGGGTAAGACCGCGGGGATCTTGGACTACTGCATCGACCTGATCGTCGTTGAGCAAGCGGAACTCTTTTCCGTAAATCTTGAAGCGTGTACCGGAATAGGTACGCACGAGTACGAAGTCGCCTTCCTTGCACCACGGGCCTGCAGGGAACTTGGACTTGTCTCCATACGCGTCTGGACCGACCTTCACAACGAACAACACGGTTGTGGCGTGCTCTTCTTGCTTCATGAATGAGCCGGCTTTGACGATTGAGGAGTTCTCAAAGGTCTCAACTACGTCAGGGACTGCGCAAAGAATCTTCCAACCGGTTGGGTCTGGAAGCTGCCGTGCTTTCTCTTCATCAGTTGCTTCTGCCGCAGGGGCTTCGGCTACTTGAATAGGATTGTGAATAGCATTTTGAATAGCTTCGGGGAGGGCAAAGCTGCCCGGTTCGAGGTTAATTTCACTCATCTGATTCTTCCACTTTCTTAGCAAGGTCAATTAAATAGCGCTCTGCAAGGGCTAGACCCTGAATAATCCCGCAGAGTTTTTGATATTGCTCGAACGACTGACAGACGCCTGCGGACAGGTCATCTGAATAGTTGTTCATATCGGTGCGTATTTGGTCGCGCAATACACGTGCGAAGTCCTGAATCATCTGGTGCTATTTGCCTTTACTTTGGTTTGTTTGCGTTCCGGGCTTGTTCGGCTCGGCTCTTTGCGATGTCAATGCCCATCTGGACACCGGCTCGTTCTTGCTCCGAATTGAGGCGTGCCTCATCCGTCTTGATCTTCGATCCTGTTTTGACGCCTTCAAGCTGCATTTTGGCGGACAGTTCGGCTTCTTTCAGCGCGTGCGTATCGGCTTTGGCAGCGGTGTCGGCAGCAAGCTGCTTGGTTTTTAGTTCCAACTCGCCCTTTTTGATCTCCAACTCGCCCTTTTTGATCTCCATGTCCTGCTGTTGGAGCTGGACCAGCGGGTCTTGAGCTTGTTGCTGGGCTTGCTGTTGGGACTGTTTGGCTTGGCTCTGCTGAAGAACCTGTTGTGCAGCTTGCGCCATCATTCCGGACAGTGCCAGTTCGATCTGCGGTGGGAGTTTCTCGTCTTCTGGTGGCAGTGGCATGCCCAGCTGCTGCTCTATCCGTTGGCGATATGCGTAGCCAACGTGCTCCGCGATGTGTGCCTGTGCTGCGCCCATGATCTGCGGGGCTTTGGGGTTCTGACCAACCATCTGCATGATGATCGGGTCTTGCATCGCTGCCGTATGCACCTTGATGTGCGCTTCGTGGTCTTGGTAGAAGAACGCCTTGATTGGCTCGCCCTTGAGCAGCGCCATGTTCTCCGTCACCGGGTCTTTTGGCTTCTGGTCGTCCGGCAGCGGCACGAGTTTGTCGGCATTCTTGATGCCAAGCACCTCAAGCATCTGGCGGTGCAAGTACGGCTGGTCGTAAATTGCCGGGGCCATCTGCGCCATCTGGATGACAGCTTGGTACTGCACAACGCGCTGGGACATGGTGGCCGCATTCGGGTCTGACACCGGGATGATGTCAACGTGCGAGTAGTCCTCGGCCTTGGCTTGGCGTCCGCCTTTTTCTGGCTCGTAGTCGTAATCTGGGTCTGTGTAGTCCCGGATGATGCCGGCCAGTAGGTGCAGTTCCTGCTTGAAGCTGTAGTGCAGGCGGGCCTGAACCGCTGACATGACCTTGAGTTGACGCTCCAGCAGGGCCAGAGTTGTGCCAACCGGTGCGTTAGCCGACATGTCGGCCACTTTCATGTCCGCTGTGGCTGCGAAGCGACGACCTTCTTCTACGATCGTACCGAGTAGGGTGAACAGAACTTGCGACGGCTCTTTATATGGGAGCGGCAGGATGTTGTCCCGCAGAGAGCCCGAGCCAATGTCTACGTCACGGAACTCGCCCGGAGCTATCGGTGTATCGTCCCCTTTAATGCGAAGGCCACGCGACTTAAGACCTCCGGGGAGATTTGAAAGGGTTCCGGCATCGACGAGTTGCCGCATGATGGAGGTAGCGGACTTTGCGAATCCACCGATGAGGTGGAACAACCCGAACCCGTATGCGCCAAACCCGGGGATATATTGGTAGTGGACAAAGTGCTGGCGCTTGAGTTTGAGGTCGTCGCTCTCAAGCCAGTTCCGCCTAATAGATAGGATCTCATTAGTGCCTTTGATAAGGGTTACTACGTACGGAAGTGCGATGCCTGTCGGCTCGCCGTCGTCATCCACGTCTTCGTAGCCGGGTAAGTCCAGATCAACGTGGCACTCAAGCAGGATGTACCGCTCGTCGTTCAGATCGCTGAAGCCCGTCTCTTTGTCCTTGGCCTTCTCAATATTAGTCTGCTCGCGGCTTGGGTCTGGCAACTCTACATCCAAATAGAACCCGGCC